TCAATAATGTTTCCTAAACCGCTGAATGAAGAACTTGCATTGAGAAGTGGCGCTGTTAACGCCGCTAAACTGTCAGCAAGGTATCTGATAGCATTTCGGATTTTGTTGTAGCTTTCCGCTGTTTTATCCGAAAATGCCATTAAGTCCTTGAATCCGGCTTTTGCTTCATTGATAACGCCGCGAAGTGCCATACGCGTTACCATAAGTTTCAGCATATTAGACACTTTCAAAAGAGATTTAGCTAAACCTTTGCTAGTCAAATCAAACTGCGAAGCGTGTTTAGCCATATTCTTAAATCCGTTTGATATTTTGGATGTAACCGCGTGTCCTATCTTGCTGATTGCATTAAGTACACTACGCGCCGCATTTTTGATAATTCCAAATGCTTCACTGGCGCTCTTTGCCATACCATCCCAATTTATATTGTGAGTACGGTTTCCCATACTACTAAGCATCATTTGATAATCTTCGAGTGCCGATTCTGCTTCCGCGATCTCGTATTTAAGTCTGCGGAAACGTTCTTGTTCCTCAAAGTTACCGTGCGCCGTGGCTTTATTCTCTGCAAGGCGCTGTTTCAGCACGTCAAGCCTAGCTTCCGTATCGGCGATATTCTTCTGTAAATCAAGAAACTCCTGTTTAGGAACAGAAAGACCGATTTTCTCAAATGCGCCAAGCGGAAAGCCTCTTTGCAGTTCGGCTTTAATCATTTTGAAGATTTCAGAGAAGCCGATAAGTTTCTGTTCTGCGTTTTCAATAGGTGCGTCCGTATTAGTCGCACTGTTCTTTACATTTGCTACTGCCGTTTGTGCTGTCATTGCGGCCTTTGCAAATTCGATCATTTTACTTTTTGCATCGTCAATAGCCTTATCTAGCGCGTCCATAAGAGAAGTATCTTCACCGAACGCCGCTTTGTATTCTTCCGACCTAGCCGCGATTTCCGCTTTTAATTCTTTGAAACTGTCAATGAGTATTCCAAGATAGTATGGACGCGATGCCATACCTTCATCGTTGTTATAAAGCTTGCTTAATTGTGTCAGTGCGTCTTGCACTAACTTTGTCAGGCTTCTTGTTCCTTCCTCTAAGTAGTGGAAATTGATTTCAGGTCTTTCGGTTGACAGTGAACTAAGTTTCTGCCTAAGAGATTCAATCTGATTTTCACAAAGCGCCGCCTGTTTTGCGGCATCATCGAACGCCTGACTTCCTATGCCTTTAAGTTGCGCATTGGTTCTAAGGTTATAGAGTTTTCCTTGTAATCTGTCAATCTCTTTTTCAATCTCGTCAACAGAGAAAAACTTGTTTGAACTATACGCATAATCAGAACCCAAGCCGTCCATCTGTTTTTTAGCAGAAGCAACACGCTCTTTGAATAAGTCCATCTTCTCGCTTGCAGAAAGAAAAGACTTGCTTGCGGTATTGAATACCTCGTCCATTTTAAGCGCTACTTCTTCCCAAGCGCTATCACTTACAGCAGTTCTGTCAAGTAAAGGCGACTTCTCTACTTCGCGCCTATACTGTGCCAACAGTTCAATAAGTATACGAACCTGATCTATATCGTTTTCAAAGTTAAAAGTGCCGCCGTCAGGTGCTTTGATGCCTTCCCATATATTGCCAAGTCTTTCAGACGTTTCTTCTACGAAGTCTTTGATAGACGAACCTTCTATCGTGCTAAGATGCTGTTTAAGAAGCCCGTCAAGACTTTTCCAATCTATTTCCTTTAACGCAAGGTCTGATATTTTAATCTTTCCGGCTGTAAGAAGTTCCTTATAAATGCCGTTTACTTCCGTCTTTACTTCTTCTCTGACATTGTGTGCGGCGGCAACAATCTTCGCCAACTCCCCTTCTAGGTCGTTAACCTGGCGAGAAAATTGCATACTATCCCCGCCGATTTTCTTTGCTTTTGCCGCTTCTACACTTAATCTCGTAATAGTTTCTGTGATAGACTTGATAGAGTTCTGTGCTTTATCATCCTCTATATTGAATTGCAGAATAAGGCTTTTTGCCAAGTCTTTAGATGTAGACTTGATATAGCTTTCCATCTGCTTTACGCCGCCTTTAACGTTCGCAAAGTCAACGCCTTTGATTGCGTTCTTAAAACTATTCCCCATATCGGCAGCAGTTTGTCCGATGCCTTTGATAGATTTTTCTGTCTTTTCAGCCGCTTCAATCAGCTTATTCAGTTCGTTTTTCGCGCCATTTGCCGACGCTTCTATAAATATATCTAATTCATCATCATACATAGCCACTACCTCAATACAAAGAAAAGGCGGCAAAGTCTGTTAAACTCTACCGCCCGATTTTGTTATGCCTATTACATATATCTCCTTGTTTGTGCGCCTACAATTCCGTCTACTGTGATACCTTTGCTCTTTTGGAAGCGTTTAACCGCATCTTCCGTTCGCTTCCCGTATACGCCGTCTATATCGCTTTCACTTAAAAAGCCTGACTTGTATAGTGAGTATTGAACCCATCTAACATCGTTTCCGCGACAAGTGTATATTCCTGCGATCTTTTTAGCAGACAAAACCCGCGTAGGGATTGTGTAAGGATTGCTTATTACTATCTTTTCAACTAAAGGTGTGTAAAATACGTTCAAGTCAACATATCCCTTGATACCGTTTACCTTGCCTTTACTTGTATATTGCCAACCGTACATATTATCTATATCCGGCTGATATTTCACGTTTCTAACACCGTTGTTAGCGCCGTAACGTGCTATCCACAAAGGGCAATCGAATCTTCCTTTGTACTTTTTCAGATATGAATTATAGAACGAATATCCAGTGTAAACGCCGAAATCAAGTCCTGCTTCTTTAATGGTTTTCTGATACGCATTGATAATACTAACAAGGCCAAAGCCTAGATTAGTTTGGCATTTATCCTCTATATCAAGCCACACCATTGTTTTGCGCCCATTGAGCGCTTTAATAACTGCCTGTGCGTCTTTAACAGCCTTTTCAACGTTTGTAGCGTATGAATAGTTATATACGCCTTTGATATCAACCTTGTAAGCCTCGCATCCAAGCCAATTACGCTCAAAACCTTTGTCCGGTTCTCCGTCTTTGCGGATCACTTTCAAAATTGCAAAATCATAGCCCGCTTTCTTGACTTTGTGCCAATCAATTATGCCGTTGTAACTCGATACATCTACGCCAAGTATCATATCCGTACCTCATACATTGTCAGGTAAGTGTGATGCAGCTTTTGCCGCCCAACCTTCCTCAATAGCCAGTGCTTTCTTTAACTTGCGTTCAAACCGTTCTTCTTCCGACAAATTCATTTCTGCCAGTGCAGGTTGTTCGATATACTCTAGTTGTGATTTCTTTCCATTGAAACATCTGTCGATAGCTGTTGAAACTGCGCTGAGTACATACATACCGCTATACCAATTAAGGCTATCCAGTTCCATTATCTTTATCCTGTGCGCTTCTTCATACGGCGCAAGTTCTTTCGGACAAGATATATCTATCGTATGTTTGTCTATTCCAACGGCTATATAATAAGGCAAAACTGATTTGAGGTATGTTTCTTTGTTTAGGAATTGTTCTTCTCCTGTTTTTCGGGTTTCTTGTGATCCTGCGGAATCTCCGCTATCTTCTCCGCTATTGTCTGCGGTTTCCCCGATAAAAAACCTGAATCTCTCAATTCAGATGCAAAATCCCAAAACATTTCAATAGCGCTCTCGTCCGGCTCTCCGTCCTCGGGATCGAAATACTCATCGAGTAGCTTGTATACCTTTTTCAGTTTCGCCTTAACATCTTCCTGATCGTCGTAGTCAACGCCAAATTCATCATCGTGGTATCTCTGCAATCCGGCAAGTGCAATTCTGCCGATAAGAGGCATTACAGTTTGTACCACCTTATAGATATTCGCATCATCGTCAGCGTCAACTTTCTGTAAATCCTCTGTCATATCAAGCACTTCTTTAATAATGCCGCTTGACGCAACAGAAAGATAACCGAATTTCAACTTGTATTCTGTGTCGTTAACCTTAATCTTCTTCATTTTTAACCACCCTTTCTACCCTATACATAGGGTGGGGCAGCCCGAAAGCCGCCCCGTATATATGCTATAAACGCCGAAGCGTCTATATCTTATGAAACCTTCGTTACGGTGAAAGTGCCGTCATTGTTTTCAACAACGGTATAAGCATCGGTAACAAGTTTCGGTGCAGTATTAGGAATGATCGAAACGGTCATTTCAAGAATACTGTCAATGCCGGAAGCATCGGAAGGTGTAGCGGTTACAGTACCAACATAAGCGTACTTTGCAACGCCGCCTACGCCGTCAGTGCCGTAAAGCTGCAAGATATCCAGTTTGGTATCGCCGAGTGCATCAAGTGCAGACAGCTTATCCTTTTCAAGATTTCCGGTAACTTCCTTTGTATCGGACTGCTTGATACCTTTTTCAAAGGTCTGCGCATCGTCCTCGTAGGTTGTGGATTCCACGTTGTTAGGCGGGGAAACAGGCGCGGGCATAGACTTCGCACGAAGCATAAGATTGTAAGTTCCCGCGAAATTGTAGTCCGAAGAACCGCCGGAAGAACCCGCAGTGTGAGATTTGTAAATAAATCTGCTAAGATAGGTTGTTGACGCCATTTATTTGTCCTCCTTGTTATTGTTAGTGCTGAATATTGTCGGTCTGTCCGATTGTCCTGTGTGAACGGGCAATGCCAGTATCTATTGAATTGCCGCTTATATATACGGCATTTGATACCGTAAAGCGCAATCTTTTGAACTGATCCAAAACCTCGCCTACAACTCTTTTCGTACTTTCCCGACCTTGTTCTTTACTGCAAGTAACCTCTATCTCAAAGCTGAATTGAAACGCATTTACATTGTCATTTTCTGTGTCTTGACCACGCTCCAATCCCTCTATAGAATGGATATACACTGTAGGATATGCTGTACTGTTTGCGCCCGTTCCCTCGTTCGTAGTAAACTTAATGTTTGGGAACTGTGCTTGCAGATTGCGCATTGCTCTCGCCTTGACAAGCGTGTATATGTCGGATTCTCTTTCTTCTACCCACGCATAGCCCATTAGAAGTATCTCCTTGCAGTGTTTTCAATTTCCTGCTCCATTTTTAGTAGAGCATTGTGCAAAGGTCTTGACGGCCTTATAGCTGTTCCCGCTTTCCATCCCGTCAATTTGCCATCATCGGTAACGCCCGTTGCTATCCACCATTGCGTTTCGCCTGAATGACCGTACTGCGAATTAGTGCCTTGACCGCCATAACCACCAAACCGAACTTGCGGCGGCAGTGCATAAGCGGCTGTACCAAATTCTGCGGCAAGTAAGGCATTTAATACGCCTCCTACTTCTTCTACGCCGCCTTGTCCGTCAGAACGATACCATCTGCTATATAGCTTTTCACCGCTTGCCATTAGTATGCCTCGGCATCCATCTTCGTGAATTTCAATCCTCTTATCGAAAACAATACGTTTTGAAAGTTGGTGATCGTCGTTCTCGGCTATAACAGCCTGTGCCGTTGCAATACCTTGTTCTAGCAAGTCTTTTACGAAGTACCACAACTTCGTATCTAAGCTATCTCTGTATTCAATCAGTTCTTCTTTTAAGTTCCTGATACTTGATACAGAAAGCAGATTGACTTTGATTACCTTTTTAGCCACTTGCCGATTCCTCCGGCGTTTGCCTTTGCAACATATAAAAATCGTTGTGTTGGTATTCTGTAAGTATGCCTACCACGGTGTAATCTGCCGATGATTGTTTCGGGATTCTTTCAGTTTCATCATCCCACTGTATCGGCGATTCACGCCATATAATAGAACCTACTTTAAGCGGAAGTTGCCCTTTTTCACATATCAGTTCAGAGTAAATAGACGATTGATCTATACCATACGCTTTAACGTGCATCTGATTAAGATTTGACGTTATGTTTGCGCTAAACGAAACTGGCGGCGAATAAACCGCTTTCTGTGTTCCAATTTCAACAGGTATCGGATAACCCGTATCTTCGTCTATGATGTATCGTGTACTCGTTCCTTCTTCTTCGTAGACTTCTTCCGCAGCACGGTAAAGCGAGTAATACATAGCCTGTTTATTTTTCCGAAGCGTCCTCATTCTCGCCACCGTCCTTGTTGTCTATCTGCTCTTTCGCAGATAAAAGAATGTTAACTATCCACTTTGGCATTATTCCAGGATTGCAAGCGTATAGGTTTTCGCAAATGCTTATACTCTCGTTCAAGACTATATAGAAGCATATAATCATACCGAACGGCGTATCTGCTTTAAGCGTAACGCCTATACTATTGCACATATACGGAATCAGGAAATCGAGGAAAAATCCGAAAAACAGGCAAACCAAAAGCGCCATCTTCTTAAAGAATCCCTTTTTGCCTACCTCACTAGATATTTCCTCTTTGATTGTCGCTTTAATCAGGCCAGTAACGAAGTCAAAGACTATGGCTATGCCTACAAGCATAATCATTATTCCGTACTGCTGCGTAAAAGAAAGAATAAGACCACACAAAGCGGATAAGAGCCATTTAGCTTTTTCCATTTTGCTACCTCTCTTTCCTCTACAAGACGGAAACAAAAGCCGGAATATTGCCTAGCAATTCATCCCTTGAATACCAAGACCTTTGAACATCATCCTCTGAATGAAGCGATTGTCCTTGTGCGCCGACTTGATTGTAGTCCAGTACCGCAAGCCCCTCGATAGTGGTGTAGTATCTGTCTAAATCGTCAGCTATCATTTCGTCTGTGTAATGTTTGGGATAGTTGCGTCTAGTCTTGACTTCACGGATTGCATTTTTCACCTTGACTTCCAACAGATTGTCATCGAAATCCGTGTCATTTTGCAGTTCTATTGTTAAATCGTCTATGATGCTTCCCTGCATTTCCGCTATTGTCATTGGCTTTATCCTCTTTTGTTTCGGTTTTCACTTCCGCAATAAGCGGCGCGTTTTGATTGTTTTCACAAGAGGAAAGTTCGGCAATCCTTGCCGCGCTTGCCTTAAAACCACTTCTCGGATAATAATCACCTAACTTGTAAACGTGGTTATCATCGCATTTATCAGCAAACGGGCTTACAACTCGGTATGCCATTACTTATTCCTCCTAGAATATTGCCTTTTTGCGGGCTTCTTTTCTTCCGGCGCTTCTTCCTCGATAACAGGTTTAGGCGGCTCTACAACAGGTGCAGATACCGCCTTTTCAACCTTTTTATCGTTATCGGGGATTGTATCGCCCGCTTTGTACCATACGCCGTTAATCTTAACGGTGTTCTGTGCTACCATACAACCACCCTCCGATCTTTCTCTTATGCGTCAACCTTCATAACAACAACGCTGTTCATATTCTCGTAAGAAGGAAGAACAATCTCGGAAACAACGCAGTGAGTGTTAACAGGATGATTGGTAACATAAGTGTTGATAGCAACGCCAGTTTCAACGATAGACAGGCTACCGTCAGTAAGGCCGCCGCTTCTTTCCTCGGGAGTAGTGCCGTAGAATACGTCACCAAGACGATTTACGCCCTGTGCAATACCGGTAACAATGCCGTCAGGAATGAAGGTAAGAGTTGAAGTACCGCTAACATATACATTGTTGTATACAAGTACGGTGATACCGTAGTTAGCAAGAAGGAACTCTTTAACATCGGAATCTTTCAGCATAATACCCGCATTGTATGCGATTGCGCCAAGAACCTGCTTTTTGGTATCGGCAGCGTTTACAAACTGCTTCCAAGTTTTCAGGTTCATAACGAAAGTAGAAATGCTCTGTCCGTGATTAGCGGTCTGCTGTTCCTGTGCAGCTACAAGGTCTGCGATAGGAGTACAGGTCGAAGGTGCGCTCCACTTGTCGTTAGCTGTTCCGGTGATATCAATAAAGTTAGTTGCTTTGTAAGCAGTACCGTTGTCCGGCGTGTAGTCGATTACATAAGACTTGCTTGTGTAGTCGCCGTCTACTGCGATAGTGATCTTCGGAATGCCGTCCGTAGGTGCAAGAAGCTGCCAAATCATTCTTTCAGGAACGATGTTAGCGCCCTGAACAAGCTGTAAAGGATTCTTCATAATGCGGGTGAGTACGTCATTAGCCGCATTGGAATCTACGCTGTTCATAAAAGTCATATAGTCCTGTTCTTCCTTTTCAGTTACCATATAGGATTCACGGAAGAAAGGCATATTCTGCTCGATTGTCTTGAATCCGATGCCCTCTCTCAAAGGTGCTTGTGCATCGAAGTTAGAACCCTTCAACTCACGGGGAACTGCATCCTCACCGAGAATGTATTTAAGGTCAAGACCTGTTTTCTTCTGCGTTCCAAAGAAGGAACGACCAAGATAAGGCGGCAGTGCCAAGGAAGCCTTATAGCTATCCCAAGCTGTGCCGATTGCTCTAGCGGTAAACGCTTCTCTCAATGGTAAAGCCATAATAATAAACCTCCTTTAATCTTATGATGTCGGGTAAGCAGCTTCATAGAAAGTAACTTTAGGAGTAGCTTTCTTCGCTGCGCTGTTTACTACGATGCTGTTTGCAGACAGTTTAGCCGGATCAATAGTGCCCTCAAAAACATAAGTACCTGCTGCATCGCCCTGTGTTACATCCACGTCTGTCAGTAAATAGCCGAGGCAATTTCCATCATTAGACGGGAACGGTGTACCTGCTTTCACAATCTTGTTTCCGTTCGCGTCAGCTTCAACGCCGTACTGCGGAACTACACAAGCTGCGCCCTGATAACGGAAAAACTTTAAGCAAGTGTTTTCAACGCCAAATTCTTTTACGATTGGTGCGCCCATTTGTTTCTACCTCCTTGATTATTTGTAGTAGTCTTGTACTTTAGCCGCATCTTGCGGCACAACGCCGAAAACAAGTTTTTCAGCGTTTTCAACATCTTTAGGTTTTGCGTTCGGATCATCATTACCGCCGGACGCGCCGCCGTTTGGATTGCCCTGATTATTGGCAATCTCCTGTTCTTTCGCGGCTTTTGCCGCTGTTTCTCTATCAGAGATAATCTGACCTAGAATGTCATAATCAAGTTTGCCGTCCTCTGAAATCAGCTTTTCAGCCTGTTCTCCTGTGATGCCTTTTTCTGCCAGTGACTTTAGCTGTTCCGCGCGATCAATGCGCTTCTGTAAGGCCGCCACCTGCGATAAAGCATCCTCTGTCGCTTTGTTCGCTTTCTCAACCTCTGACAAATTGTTATTTGCGATCTCGTCAAGCTGTTTCTGCAATTCAGCAGCTTTGTCAGCATCCAACTTGTACCTGTCTGCGCGATCCTTTTCTTTCTTTGCTTCGCCGTTTACAGTATTCAGATAATTTGTAATCTGCTCGTCTGTCGGTTCGGCAATACCCAGATTGATAAGGTTCGACTTCGCCTGTTCTCTTGTCATAATTACCTCTTTCTCCGTCACGCTTATTTACGGCGGTTGCATCGCCTAACGGTCTGTTGTTTTACGCACAACTGCTTATTTTTTGTATTAAAAAAGCGCTACCTTATCGGTGCGCTAGTTTAACCGCTAAATCTTCGACTAAATCCTGATCCTTGAAATACGACGAACGCGTTATCTTGTAATTCCTTTGTGCGTTCGTAAGTGAACCGCCTATCAGATAATCAACGTGGTCAACAAGGTTTGGATTCAGGTTTGTATACTCTAAATGGTTCGCTTTGCAATAATGGATAAATACTTCATCATCGCATTTGCCGTTCATTACATAAGTTGCGAATTGTTTTTGAACTCTCTCTGTGTAAAACCATTTTGCACAATCCGCAGCAATATAGTCAGGTATATGTATACAAGGGAATGAATACCACATACCGTAGGATTTGCTAAACTCAAACATATTGCAGCAAAACCCACAAACAATGCCGTCCGCGTATTCCTGCGTTCGCTTTGCAAAGTCGCGGCTTATAACCACATCGTCTTGTAAATGCCAGGTGCTTGTGCCGTAGTTTTCGCAATCTAAAAAGGAATCCATACAGCTTTTCAGGTTTCCATCACGGTTTACGTCAACCCAAGCATCCACTGTATCAATTCCCTGTTCATACAACGACGGTATCAGATAATCTTCCACATACCACATCCTGCTTTCGCAAGCGTGTATAAGGTATCTCGGCTTTAGTTTCGCCTCAATTTCTTCTACGTCTTTTTCTTCGTCGATATCGCAAGTGTAATCGTTTATCGCAACGTAGTTGTAATAATTTATGTGGTTTATCATTGTCTTTTTAATGATTTGCCACAATTCCCACGCTATCGGTTCGCGTTTCCATTTGTGCTTGTTTTTGTATTCCTTGACCGTTTCTATGCACTGCCTGAAATACTTTTGGTCTTGTACTTTGAAAGCAAACGGTTCAGCCCATTCTCTCGCATAACTGTCGCTAAAAGGAGGCGCACTGGCGAAAAACTCTATGCTGTCTGTTTGCGTGTTAACGATTGTCTTGATTGCGTCCGGCGAAAAGAATACGTCGCCGAATATATAACAAACTGGCTCGTCAGTAGGATAAAAAGCATTTACCCAATCGCCGGAACTGTTATATCTTATAATCTCTGCGTCGCAATCAGCAAAACTGCCGCTTGTCGTCGTTATTGCTATATCTTCCACGCCGTTACTGCGTAATAGCCGGATAGTACGATCTACAAGGCGTTCACCTTTGATTTTAACAAGCTGTCTAGGAACACCGTTTATTTTGTAATTTGTGCCACACATTAAAACAAATTTCATTGATAAGTGCACCAACATCGGCAACCCGCTATTTCTTCCATTCCCGCGCCAAGTGAAGTATCTTTCGGTTGATACATTTCGTAGTTGCCTACGTAAAACCGTTCCATGATCGGAATTGTAAGTGCTTCGATATCTGCGTGGGTATGTCGGACTTTGCTATCCAGCATCGTGTTCCACGTTTTTCTTGTCTTGCCGCTATCTACCGCGTCCTGAAAAGCAACGTATTCGTAAACCGAATTGGTCTCGTTTTCGGCAATCAGCATCGCCCTATCGTCAGACACGTTCCATTCATCATCCGGCTTTTTCTCATTCTGCTTTATGACTTCTTCTGCGGCTTGCGTTATGTGACTGTTCAGCCACGGATATTTTTCAAGATAGTCAATGCCGACTTCGCTAAGAACATCCTTGTAATGCCGTTCTGCATATCCGACAAGGTAATCAACATCAAAAATCTCGCTTGCCGCTTTCTCTGCTTTGATAAGCGTAAAGAGCATGATAAACACATCGTCAAGCATTTCTGCTAACTCAATCCGTCTTGCGATTTCCTCTTTTGACAACCCCATTTCGCCGAAGTATTGCTCATACGGAATCGCTATCAGATTGTTCAGTTCGTCCTTCTTTTGAAGCGCCATTTGCTATCAACTCTTGTGCTTTTGCGACCTGATCTTGTAAGTTCTGCTGCTCTATTGCATCATCTATCGTTTTGTAAAGGTTATCCAAGTAAGGTTTCGACAACAGATATACCTTTTCGGGATCATTCCACAATCCAGTTGTTTTGATCGCCACCAAAGGATGAATCCCGCTTTGGACAAGCATCTGATATGTCTGCGCCTTAACTTGCATATTGTCTGTCGGACTATGATTGATAACCGGTTCGTAATCTGCAACCGTAATCGGTAATTCGCCTTCACCTTTGCGAATCCTGATTGTGTTACGTATGCAAGTAGATAACCGATATTCGCTTTCGATCACATAAGCGTCTTTTATCCTTGCCGCCTGTTTCGCGTGATCCCATCCGTTTCTCAAATAGGTCGCACCGGCACGATCTCCGCCGCCTGTTTCCTGTCTGTTTGGAATCGCCAAAATGTCAAGCGCACTATCCCACAAATCTTCTTTCGCAACTTGCGTCTGCGTCTGATTGAGTTCCTGTGTCATAATGTCAACATCGGCTTTGTTTTCCGAACCGTTATTTGACTTAACCACGAACGCGCCGCGCATCTTCATTTTCGTGAACGTATCTTCGTCAATATCGCAGTTTACAAACTTGATAAAACTTGATACGAACTGTTCCACGGAATCCACGCGATTTGACTGATAGTTGTCGATGGAATCCAATAAAGTGATGACGATTTCTATGTCCGACAACCGATCTTGATTGTTCGGATATTCTACAATCGGAATTTCCCCGAACGTGTGCAATCTCTCATAAACAGGAACACTATCTGCCGTCATGGAAAGTGGAAGTAAGGTGCTGTTCTGTATGCGATACTCATGTGTTTTAGTAAAGCATTGATAATATACGTACCCTTCTTCGTCTTTCAGTTCCTGAACTGACATTATCGGCTCTTGCGTCTGCCGCTGATAAATCACAAACGTATTCATCGGTGACGGAACAACGATACGGAACGGAAGTTCTGCGCCATCTTCTCTAAGCTGCACCGCTTCATATCCCGCTCCTGTTGCGGATTGCCATTCACCCATCGACAAATCTTTTGCGGCTTTTCCGGCTGCTCTTAAATATCCATTAAACTTGTCAACCGCCTTATTGACCTTTTCCTCTTTCGACAAACTGTTATACATCATCGGTTCGCCAAAGGTCTGCCCCATCTTAAATCGTGTTATTTCCCACGCCCTGTTTTCTACAACTCTGTTGCAAACATCGTCACGGATTGTTTTTGTCCGATAAAGCGAAGGCTGATCGCCATTCTTGTAATCCCAAAGATACTTGATAGCGACCTTGTTGAAATTAAAAACGCCGATAGCATTGCCTAAAACCTTGACAACATTATCGGCGGTAATCTGCTCAACATCTGTATATGCAATTTTCCGTCCGTATTGTCCGTTGACAACTTCCTGAAAATACATTGAGTTATTCTGCATATCTTTTCACCAAATGAAAAAGCGCCATAGCAAGGGGGATGCTACGACGCTGTATGGGGGATAAGGTTCACGAAAAAATCTTTACACTATCACATTATCACCCTAAAAATTGCATATCAATGACATTCACTGACATTTCTTTCTTTTCACTGACAACTTTATGCACTTCTGTAAGTGTCACCATATTTTGCTTCAAAACTGTTCAATGCTTTTCTGTAAAGGCGGTATGTTTGGCGTTCTGAATACTTTAGTTCGCCGGAAATCTTGTCTGCATCCCACCCGTCAATGAAGCGTAAACGCAGTACGCTAAATTCTTCCACATCCAGTTCTTCAATCTGCCC